GGGCTGGGAGTCTCAGCAGCATCGTTAGCGGCAGTCCAAACACCAACAGCATCCGGCATGTCCGAAAGCTGTGGGGGTGTTACGAAGCGGATTCCGCCACGGTCAGCTTGGAAACGAGGCAGAGCGTCCCGCACGGGGCGGTTCGTTGTGCCGAATCCGAAGATGTCGTAACGGGCTTCGAATGGAGCAACGTGCCCACCAGCAGCCGTAATGGCTTCTGGGGAAACGACGTTCTGAATCTTCGCCCAGTTGGACTCAGCGTCAGCGTCGAGGGTACGGTCCTCCGGGAAGGAAGTGGTGAGCGAAGCAACGATGTGCTGCTCCCCATCTCCACCATTCACCCGACGAAGCGAGTGAATGCGCTTAGCCATTGCCTCAGCAACGGCGCTCATGTCATCAAGCGGGCTACCAGCGGTGTACCCCGGAATGTCTGCGCCCGCCGTGATTGTTACGGGAGCGGCTGACTCCGTGGTCTCCAGACGGTGCTCCGCAGGAACCTCGATGTCGAGGTTCTCGTTATCTGCAGCGGCGGTCACAGATGCCTCCATTGTTTCTTGAGCCTCTGGCTCAGTTGTTGGTTCTTGAATTGCAGCTTCTGCGTCGTCAGAAACCTCAGCGGCGGCGTCCTCTTCGGAGTCCTCAGCCTCAGCGGCTTCGTCCTCTTCCGAAGAAGCCTCAGTTGTGGCCTCTTCCTCTACGGAAGCTTCTGCAGTAGCGTCGTCCTCGACAGCGGCCTCGGCCTCAACGGCGTCGTCCTCTGCTTCGTCTTCTGCTGATGCAGTCAGTGTTTCCTCGGCGGGTGCTTCGGAAGCTGTTTCCTCTACAGCGGCTTCGGCCTCAACAGGGGCCTCCACAACTGCGTCGGTTGTTGTCTCAGTTTCAGTCGAGAGCTCTGAACTCGTCTCCTCAACGGCTGACGCTTCGGACATCTTCTTCTTCTCCTCTTCGTCCTCGTCCTTTTCATCGGACTTGGCTTCTGGTTCGGCAGGAGCGTCAGAATCAGCCGGAGCCTCTTCCTTCATCTCCTCATCGGCAGGGGCTGGAGCGTCTGCCTCGGGCTTCTTCTCTTCCTCATCCTTCATGTCGCCCATGGCGGCTTCGGATTCGTCGGAGGAGTTTTCCTCTGGCTTCTTCTCTTCCTCTGCTTCATCCTCAGAAGAAGCAGGTTCCTTTTCGCCATCTTGCCCACGGACACGAGACGCTGCCTCAGCGGCCCGCTGGGCGAGCTCCTCGACTGCGGCTTCACGCTGCTTGAGCTCCGAGCGAACGGAATCAAGCATGTCGGCAAGACTGGTCATAGCGTCAACTGTTTCAGGAGTGGGGTCTTCGTTCTCAACCGTCTCAAATTGGCTGATGATTTCACCCTGTAGCTCAGCAACTTGCTCATCGCTGAGTTCAGAAAGAGAATTCATCATCTCTTTAATTCGGTCCACTGTCCCCTCCTTAGGGCAGTTAATGAAAAGAACTAGTAGTTCTTATACGCTGAATCAGTCGAGGCCGAGGGACTCCGAGACGCATGGTGCGTGGAGGCACTCCACCTACCTAAATGTTACAACCCCTCAAAAAGGGTGATTGTACGATTTTGAATCCTTTTGTGGCACTTAGGTGAGGAGCCTGAGAAGCTTTGCCATCTCAGAAGAAATCTCGCTCTGGTTGAAATAATCTCCACCCGACATAAAGGTCTTTAGTTTCTCGGTAGCAGTATCGGCATCTTCTTCACCGATTTTGTTTTCTACCTTTTTCACCATGTCTTCCATGAGCTTCTTCAGGGCAGGAGGAACATCTGAGAAACGAATCTTCTCGGCTTGCTGCCCAAAGGCAAATGGCAAATTGGCAATAACCTCACCTAGTTGACGGGAGCTTTCTCGAACATTCTCCAAAGCTTCAGGATTAAGGGCTTTAGCGTCCAATCGGTCGATAATCCCAATCAAATCCTTGGCTGCTTCGGCGGATTTCTCGTAATCTCCGGCGCTATCAAGGTTTTCTGCCTCTTCGACCTTCTCAACCACACGGTCAAGACCAGAGGTTCCAAGGTCACTCTTGAGGCGGGCCAGAACCTTCCGGTACTTTCCTGATGAATCTCGGGGCTGAGTCTGGGGGGTGTACTTCCCACCCCCGTCATCTTTTTTTGCCCGATTCATCCTTTCGACCTTGAGAGCCTCGATTTCCTCTTCGGTGAGGTCGTCCTCCTTGGCAAAGGTGGCAGAAGCGGTCAAACCGCCTTCCTCAAAAAGTGCTCCTAAATTTGCTGAATCAGAGGCCAATTGAGCCCGTAGACGTAGGTCACTGGCAACATCGTCAATTGTCGATGCTGACTTCCAGTTCTCAGGAATAAGCTCTTCCTTGCCGAGGGCACGAGCACGCTTACGAATGTGGGTGCGAACCTTGGCTCGGTCTTCTGGGTTAGAACGACCGTAAGCCGAGATTGCGTTCTTCAGGTCTGACTCATTGCGGATGGGGTATGAACCATCGGGAAGGGCTTGGCCCTTCTTCGCAAGAGCCTTGCGCTCGTCCTCGGTGAACTGCTTGAACTCAGCAACAGCGGCGGCGGCAAGAGTGCGCTCTTGAATTGTCGCCTCTGCACCGTCTGAAATGAACTCACCGAAGTCCTCTGCAGAAGCGACCTTCCACTTCGGTGGAATAAGGTCGATGCGACGAAGAGCACGAGCCCGACGCATGATGTGCTTGCGAACCTTGCCCTTGCTTCCGGGCTTGGCACGACCATAAGCACGGACTGCGTTGCGCAGGTCAGTAGCGTTGCGAATCGGGAAAGACCCGTCATCAAGAGCTTTGCCTTCCTTGGCAAGACGAATACGAACTCGGCGGGAGATGACAGCGAGCTCATTCTCTGGGTCATCATCCAGCATTTGAATCATGTATTCCCAGCCGTTTTCATCGCCCTTGTCTTCGTCCTTGGCCTTCTTGACCTTGGCGGCAAGTTCTGCGTGCTTGCTTGCTAGGAGTGGCTCTTCGATTCGAGCGATGCGCTCGGTCAAATCTGAAAGTGGGTCGTGCTTTAGTTGAGCCAAAACGCTTGCACCAGCAGCAACTAGGGCCATGACCTGTCCCGAAGCAACCCTTGCACGGGTAATCGGGAATCCCGGAACATTGACCTGACACACAGCAACTAGCTCAAGGCTTCCCTTGATTGGTCGCCAGTCTCCAGAAGGAGCCGATGCACGGGCAGCACGGATTTGCTCCGGGGTGGTACCGGGACGCAGAGCACCAGCTACCCAGATTCCGTAAGCGTCCTCGCCAGCGTGGACATCGGCAAAAGCGGAAGCTGTGTCGTCATAGTGCTTAGCGGCTGCAGCAGCGTCAGCCTCTAGACCGGCGTGCCCACCAGCAAGAGTGAGCTGACCGACCGGAACAGTGTCACCCTCAGCGGTGTGGATTGTCCCGGTGTGGAAGTAGGCGTACTTGCTACGGCTACGAGGAGGCTTTGTTCCAAAGCTCATTCCGATGTGGTCAACATTCCAAGCGGCGATATGCCCGAATACACGACCATCATCAGTAATTGTTAGGGGTGTTGCCTTCTTCAGTTCGGGGTTCTGGAACCACTCTTTTGTCGGCTCAACCGGGATTGCGTCAGCAACCATCCCGCAAGCAACTAGGGCGGAGGCATCCAGAGGACTAACCCCCTCAACGTAAACTCCGTCTGGTACCACTTCGCCCTCCTGAGCTTCTGTATCTTCTTCAATCAATTGAATAAAGCATTCTTGGAACGCAGGCTTAGGAACGATTGTCACCGCCATAACCCGTGCGCTCGTGATATTTATTCTACCTGAACCCATTTTCTTCGAGTCGTCTTCGCCGTCCTCGGTTAGCTCAGGAATCTCTGGCTCTTCTGCCTCAAACTTGTCCATATCAGCGGACACGCCACGGATGAAACCGTGACGAACAAGGCGCTCTGCTTCTTTGCCGAATTCTCCGCTATCGAACATTCCGTAGGCATTTCCAATGCCTTGCTCGGTTTTCTCCATGTGGGTGATTTGTCCGACTACAACAGAGCCATCGTGGCCCTGACCTGTCTTGATTTGCCACAGCAGAGGAAGAGGTAGGTCTCGGATTTGTATTGAGTCCTTCTCGAAAATACGACCGTCACCGGACTCAAGCTCTTCTGGGATTACCAGTGGAATAACAAACTTTGCACCGTGGTCGGTGGGCTTTGCTGCTTCCCGACCGGCAAGGCGTGAGCGAGCGGACTCGGCACGAGCTCGAAGCGTCAACTCACCAATAACTTGCTGTTCTGTCTTAAGAGTCTCGATATCCGCAGAACCACGGATGCCCTTCTTCTTCTTTTTGCCAACGTTGTACTTAGACCCGGGCCACACGCCAGTCATTTCCTTGTGGCGCAGGGCGCAGTAGCCCTTGGCACGGGGGCCCATGTACTTGCGTAGGTAGCGGTTGCATCGGGTCCAGTCGCCGGGTGTGTTCCAGCGAATCTTGAGCCCACCCTTGCCGATAGTCCAGTAACGGCGCAGTTTTTCAGCATTCCCACGGTTGCGGTCAAGACCACCAGCAGCCTGAATCGCAGCGATGATGGCGTTGTTTGTTAGAGCAATATGGCTCGGTACCAGAATGCCTGACGCAGCTACGGAAGTGCTTCCATCAACCTGCTCTGTTACTGCAGCAAGGTCTTCTTGATTGAGAAGAACAACCGGAGGAGGCGTTGGGCTCTGCAGGTCACGAGCAATCTGGTCGTTGCGCTCCCACTTCTTGTTGCGACGAACAAATGTCGCAGGGGTACGAGTCTTCTTGCTAGCTGGAATCATGCAGACAAGTTCCATAACAGCCTGAGGGTCATCAGGAGAGACAATTGCCATGTAGAGAGGAGCAACATCGGAAGTCTCTACTGTTAGAGAGGTGTCATCTTCTGCTGCAGCAGTGACTGCTCCTGATGCTGTGAGTCTTGGTCTGTACCAACCAAGTTTTCCACCGCTTCCTTCGGTTAGTGCCCGACCCCCTTCGTACCACTCACGAATAGCAGGCGATGTCTCGTAAAGATTGGGGGCAGTAGCCGGGTTCCACTCTGCACGGTTTGTACCGTCTACGTTAGTTGTGCTTCCTGTTGCTTCGTAGTAGCGACCAAGAGCGGTGCTGATGTCGGGCGGGCTCTTGTATTGAATGGGGGGAACCGGGTCTCCGGAGTAGTCAGGAGACATGCGTTGGTCTGCAACCCAAGCCCCCCAGTCGTTGACCATGGTGTTGACCATCGGCGCTGTTAGCGCAGGCAGACGACCCGGGAGTTGAGCGGTCGGCTGGTCAATCGGAACACGAGGCTCACCAAGGATTCCGGTGAAGTCAAGGTTCGATGCCGGGAAACTGTTGGTGATTGGCTCAAACGTGCTGACTTCTTGAACGGTGCCACCGGGAACGACAACAGTTTCGCCGTTATCCAGCTCAACACTTACCTCTTGGCTGTCTGGGTTTAGCGCAGTGATGTTGCCCTGATAGTTGGCGTCGCCACCAATGATGACTCGTTGACCCATTTCAGCGAAGCGACCAAGCTTGTCACGCACCTGTTGAGACGCAGCCTCGGAACGCTCTTCTGGCGTGTACTCTGCATCACCCTCTTCGGCAAACTCCGATTTATTTACGGAAATGACGGAAGCCATGAGACCGCCAAGGTCGTCTTCATAGTCGGGCAGCTCATCTGATGAGTCATCGCTCAGTTGGTCAAGAAACTCCCAATCAAGTTCAGGGATTGCGCTCTCGAACATGGTTGTCTCTTCAAACTCAATCTTCTTGAGATGAACAACTTCCATGGGGTCGTTGTCGAGCATGGCTGAAATCTTGAGAGCAGACTCACGGTCCACGGACAGGTGCATCTTGTGGCAGCGGTCGTATGGGTCATCAAGAGTCTTGTCGTAAGTCTCAAAATCGTGGTTGATGTTCCCGAGGTCATCCCACGAGCCGTCATCCCACACAAAGACAGCGCCATCTTCATCTACCTTGTAGAGACGGTCGATGCCTGAGCCGTCAAGACGTACACGGATGAAGAAGTCTGGCTCCATCATCGAAGGACGGAACGAGTCAACCTCTACACGCTGTGCGTGTGAGTAATCGTCCATGCCATAAGACGCAATGATTGCTGCGCTCTTCTTCTTTTTGTTCTCACGCTCAACGATTGCGGAGGCCCAACGCTGGGCAGCATCGCCGCCCCAAAGAGCCCAAGCGATACGACCGTTAGATGGGTAGTTGTCTTGTCCGGGCTTGTATCCCTTGCCCTTTTTATCTACCTCGTGACGAGGGAAGTACTTCGCAATGTGGCGGACCTTCTTGATTCCAATTTGTCCACCCTTAGCAAGAGTGCGAGCGGTGTTCATGCCAACAGGAGTGCCACCACGCTTCTCCTCCTTGCGCCACGCAAGACCACGCTTGGCTTCAGCAACAACGGCATCGGGAATCGTGTACATCCGGTCGTTAGAAGCAAAGACCTTAATGTCGAGGTCTGTGACGGCAGCGTTTGCTAGCTCGGAAGCAGCCCTCGTTGGCTCGCTCCCGTGCTTGGTCCACGAGGCAGAAGCGACCAAGGAGTCAGCCTTATCTACGAGCACGACTTCGTTAGTCGTCTCGTCAACTACTGCACCAAGCTCTTCATTGACGAAGAGCGTCTGATTTTTGTTTCTGCCGACGTATTCCACGGTTACTCGTCTTCCTCTTCTGGGAGGGCGTACTCCTGCAGGTCGTCGTCCTTCACACCCTCACCAGTATCCCACTTTTCAATAAGGGGCATGGACTTGCTGGGGTCTAAATCTATGATAGGAAGGTCCTCAAACTGATTATCAGTCTCTTCGTAGGCAACAACCCACTTACCGTCTTTACGAAGAAAACTGCCCAGACCGCTAACCATGTACATGAGGTACTTGACTTCTCTGGTTTCTGGGTCGAGAAGAGCCTCTAGTTGCTCAACACTACTCGCCATCTTCGGACTCCTCTTCTGCTTCTTCGTTGTCATAAATCATTCCTGTACCATCGAGAAGGTCTTTGTCAGAATCCTTTACGGCTCTGACAACGTAATCATTTCCTTCCCATTCGTACTGAAGTTCCCCTTCGGGAGTTACGGTGATTTCTTCTCTTCGGATGTAGAAATCGTTTTGCCTATCCCCTGTGGCAATAGACAGGTAGGCTTCTTTGTCCTCATTGTCATACCAAAATGTGACTGAGCCAGTTAGACGACGGTAAGAGTCTTCGCCCATTTTCTGTAGGACAGCTTGTTCCTCAAAAAACGTTTCTACTTCGTATGCCATGTCTCTATCTCCCTAGTCCGCTTTTCCTATCAAATCTTCAACCTTGTTACCGTGAAGCTCTGTAATACCTGCCTGAGTCAGCTTCTCCAAAAGAATCTTTCTGGTTTCGGAGTCCATATCAATAGTGGCTAGGTCAGCCCAAGACAGATTCTTTTTGTAAAGAACTTCGTGAAGATTCTGGTAGAACATCTTGATGTAGTCCTTGTCTTCTGAAAGTTCTCCATACTGGTCGCTAGTATTGCTATAGAAATCAAGTCGGCGCATAAGTTTCTCAGCGGGGAAGTAGAACTTTAAGAACGCACTACTTGTACTGCTTCCCTTTTTGACATTCGATGTCTTGCTCGTAAAGATGTAATCAGCACCGGCTCCAGCCAAGTCTGCTGTACTAGACATTCCGGATGTGTTAATCCCCTCTGTCCAACGAGCAGTGGTGGAGTACAAGCCTCCGCCTTCGGTGGTGAGAAGCTTGAAAATCATGTCAGCACGTTTTTGAGCTGATGAGCTCAAGTTGCCTGAGTACCAGTTGTGGACAAAGGCTTTAGTGCCAGTGTCAGATGCAAGTTTGTTCGCCACTGACTCCGGGATGAGGTACATAAACTTTCCTCGTGAGAACTCGTCAACTACAAGTTCCATGTCGTCAGCAGTGAATCCCCACTTGTTTTCAACTTCTTCTAGATACTTCTTACGAAGTTCTCCGGCATAGTTCTTTGTACCGTCAGTGTTGCGACCAAAGATGGAAAGCATCTTGTTTTCCTTGAGACCCCGAATATCTGCTTCGGTTGCTGGTCGAACACTCTTAATTACTTCCAGAGACTCAAGAGCTTCAGCAATATCCTCAGCCGAAGAGTCAAGGGGCATGTCAATGGTCAGTCTGTTGTGCAGAGAAACCGGTCCATTATTTGAGCCGCCCATCTTGAAGAAGTTAGGGCTCTTCTCGGACTTGTTTCCTCGGAGGAAATTGAAAACACCCTTACCAGCTTCACCGCTGTAGGTAGTGCCCTTGCCGTAGTAATCAATATTTGAGGAAGACCACATTCCAACTTTTTCGACAGTTCCGTCTTCCTGAGTTTCGTACTGAGGCATCTCAAGGGTGGGGGTTCCGGTGCCCTTGTACTTCTTAGCCAAGATATTTCCAGCCCAGTCGGTGAGCTTGAAAGAAACCTGCAGTTTCTTCTCGCCATCAACCGTAACTTGGGTCACACGCATTTCTAGGTCTTCAATTGCACCATTGTCAGTAAGAACAGACGCACCGTTTGCAGCGACATTCGGAGTGTCAGATGTTGCTTTCTTAAGTGCAGCAGTCAAGCTAGGAACGTTTTCGTAGGGGCTTAGGTCCCAGTTGGGGGGACCCTCTGGCTCCTCGACCTCAAACCCGGGTCCGTTTACATTTTCCTTAGCTTTAAGGTCAGCAACTTCTTGTTCCAGCTGCTTCTGCGCTTTGTCTGCTTCGATTTGCTTTAGAGCATCGTCAACAGGAGTTGCGTCGTAGTCAATTCCCAGTTGCTCCTTTGAAGTCTTTCTACTTACAGACTTCTCTCGGCTGTATACCGACTTAGCTCCGAGTTTCTTGCTTTGACCAGCAAGAGGCCCATCAAAGAAGGTCACATCAACTTCATCAGAACTTGGGTATGTCTTCGTGACAATCCCATGGCTGTTGAGTTCGGGGTCGGCTCCATCAGGGTCACCGTTGGTGATAACCATTCCGGGGAGCATGTTGTATCCGGTGGAGGTGCCGTCTTTGACCATGTGCTTCTTGGTCAGAGTCTTGTACTCCGTTTTCTCAGTTGCTCCGTACCTCTCAAAATATTCTTTTGAGTTCTTATCAATGGCGAGATTGTCCAGAACATCACTTAGAGCCTTTGACTGAACGTCGTCTGGGCCCTCAATGTCAACACTTGAATCTTCTAGGTCAGGAGTCGGTGCATTCGGCTGCTCCGCCATAGGGGTTGGTGCCGTTGTGGGAGTAGTTGCGCTGGGAGTTTCTCCGGTTTCAGGAACTGGGTCGCCCCACTCCCAATCGCTGTCAACAGGGACAACACTCTGAGAGTTAATCTTGTTTGCTTCCCCGCTTGAGTACTTAACCTTTAGGTAGTCCGTGTATTCGTACTTACCGGACTTGAAGTAGACAAGCTTTTGCTTGATTACAGCAGTCTCGCCAAAGTACTTGTGTTTCGGATTCACGACCTTAACTGTCATGCCCTCGGTGAGGAGTGTTCCGTCAGCAGCAACGTGCGCTTCTGAAGTAGAAGGAACCGAGCTAACAGATGTCGGCAACAACGTCTCGTCTGTCTCAGATTTCGACTGCTTCTTGAGATAGTTAGGCTTTGTCTTGGAGTTAAGAATCTGCTTTGAGATAGCGTTGTTCAAAGCGACAGCAGAGTGATACCTACCCTTCAAAACGTAGGTCTTGCTTGAGCCGTCGTTCTCCGTCAAGCGGTGGTATACAGCAAACTTGTTCTTGCTTGTGCGACGAACAACTACGTCGTACCGAGTTGTGCCGTGCATGTTGGAGTCAACAACAATGTGCCCGTTGTCGAGAACGGTTCCCTCGTAGTCCTCTTCAACTTTCTTCCAAATAAGTTCCGGATTAGTTAGGTCGAGGTCGGTGAGGGTTTTCTCGATGTCAGCTTCTGTTAGAGGCTCTGGGCTACCGAGACCCGGGTCCTCTGGGACAAGCTCCTGAGCAATATCCTCAGCAATCTTCTCTTCAGGAGTCTGTGGCTCAACGACCTCTGGGGCATCTAGTGACTCAATTGCAGAGTCAATGAGGTCTGGGTTTCCGCCCTGCTCCTTGAGGTTGCCGAGAAGGGTCTTGAGCTGTTCCTTGTCAGGAGCCTTTCCGAATACGGACTCAGCGAGATTAGACAGGTCGTCAAGAATCTTCTGCTTTTCAGCTTGAGGAACCTCGGTCGGCTTTTCTGCTGGCTGTGGGTCGGCGTCTGGCTCGACTACTTCCTCTGTTGCTGGTGCTTCTGGTTCTGGAGTTGGTGCTTCAGGGGCCTCAGTCTCGGGAGCGTCAGTTTCTGGAGCATCAGCAACGGGGGCCTCAAAGCCGTCTGAGTTCGGCTCAATCTTGGAGATGGTGAAGTTCTTCTGCGTTCCGTCAGAGTCAATAGCGTTGAGGTTGACGTTTCCGTTCTTTGGGTTTGTCCAAATGGAAGGTCCGCCATCTTTGGTCTTGACGGGAGTGACAATTCGGTCCTTACCTTTATAGGAGAACGAAAGCTTTTGACCATTGCTAATTGCAGAAGCAACCTGCGCCTCGACATCCCCTGCGGGGTCAAGAGCGACAACTGAACCGGAAGAAGAAACGGTCTGAACTTCCGTCTCTTCCTCTTCCTTCTCACCAAGGTTGAATCGGTCAATAAGGTCTTGACGACGCTTCTTCAGTTGCTCCTTGATGAAGTCGCCAGTCTCTGGGTCATCTGCGAAAGCAGCGTCAACCAGCTCGTCAATCTTTTCTGGGCTGATTGCTTGGACCTTCTTTGCGGACTCAGCAATCTCCTCGTCTGTCATGTCACCGAAGATGTCTGCGGCCTGAGCGTTCTTGCTCGGGTCACGCATTGAGTCAAGCTCAGTTACTGTGTCAGGTAGGTCCTTGTCCTTACCCTGAGCACGGAAGATGAGAGAGCCGCCCGGGTCTACACGCCAAACCTCATCGTCAACGGTGAGCATGTTGTCGTACTCAAGACCAACAGCGTCGTAGTTGTTGAGCCATGCGTCAACAGCGAAGTCTGCTTGTGCATTCTTCTTGACAACATCATCGTTCTTGCGGTTGGGGAAGTCCTTCTTTGAACCCGGGACAATTGGGGAGACCAGAACGGTGTTGCCCTTCTTGTCCTTGCCAAGGAAGACACGACCGACCTTAGTTCCGGCCTCTTCGTAAAGGGCAGAAGCAAGAACTTCGTTCGCTGCGTGCTTCTCAGACTTTGGCTTCTTGACGTAGTACATGTCGCCGGTCTTCGGGTCCGTGTAGAACGCACCTTCGTTGGAACCGGCCTGCTCACCACTCTTCACCCAATCGGTGGTGTCGAAGAAGTTTGACACCTCACCGGGGTCAGCACCGTCAACGTCTGGTGTTGGCTTGCTTGGGCCGGTGGTGTCGTCGTCACCGAATACGAGCATTGCGGATAGGGACTCAGCGAACTCGGGGATGAGCTTGTCTTCATCAGCCATCTGCTGCATCTGGTCGGCTGTGAACCAGCCAATCTCGGAGTTCTCCCCGTCCTTGATTCCCACTTCACCTAGCTGACCAGCGCCGACCTCAAAGATGTAGGTGTCGTAAGACCAGTCTGGTGCGGGGGAGAATGGATGAATTGCTACAGGCTCCAGAGCGGTGATGTCTCCACCGACCTCTTCTGCAAATTCTTCCTTGGCAGTTGCACCGATGGTCTTTGCCATGTCTTGGTCCTTGTGAGCACCACCGGGGTAGGCCCACTTGCCGCCACCCTGTGACAGACCCTTTGAACGCTTGGCAAGTAGGTACTCGTACTGACCATCGCTGTTCATGCGACGAACGAGAGCACCGGCTGCGCCGTACTTGCCCCAGTGGCGGTTGCCCTTGGTGTCGAAGTAGTAACCCTCTCCAGTCTCTTGGTTGTCGCCGCCACCGAGTGGTGCGAAGAACGGGAGGTTCGGCGGGTTTAGCTCACCGTTACGGAGCTTCTGAACGTCAGCACCGGAGATGCCTTCTGCGTAGTAAACGCCGTCGGTACCCTGAGCAACCGAGTAGCCCTGCCACTTACCAGCGGACTCTTCTTTCTCAGGAGCCTCGTCAATAACATCGACCGCTTCCTCCGGCTGAACTTCTGGAGCAGCGTCGGGTGCGTCATTGCGACGACGAACCTCGTAAGCCGGGTACCGAACCCAACTCTTGTCATACTCTTTGCCGGTAGCAAGAAGTCGAGTCTTGAGGCGCATCTTCTTCGGGTCGTCTGGGTCTTCTTCAATCGCAAGAATTTCGTGGAACCCACTGAACTTCGCAGCAACAAAATCGCCAACCTGCATGTCCTCAACGGCGACCTTGCCAACGTTGGTCGTGTTGTCATCGTCTTCGACCCAGTTGTTGGAGATAAACCCTCCAAGGACAGACTCAACTTCGAAGTCGCCATCAGAAAGTTCGCTAGCTGGTGGTGTGTTTGCGGGACCAACTTCTTCAGCAAGTGGCTTGTCTGTTTCAAGCTTGTCAACCATTTCTTCAACGGAGGGCAGGTCTTTGTCCCCAGCCATACCCTTCTTGAAGGTCTGAATCATAATAAGTTCGTCAGACTTCTTCTTGCCCTTAGCCTTCTTGTCTAGGTAGATGGCAGTTTGCTCGTTGGACTTGTCAATAGTTGCGTCAATGTCTAGGTGGTCTTTGCCACGCCCAGTCGTGACCATCTGGTCCATGAGAGCGTCGAGAATCCCGGGGAGAACAGCAACGTCAACAGAGGCGTCGTGCCAGTCGGTGTCAGGACCAGCGAGGTCAAACTTGGCAGCAACCTCTTCTAGCTTGTGACCTCTAAAGCCGCCCATAACCGCCCGAGACAAACCTAGAGTGTCAATCTCGCCGCTGGGGGTGTAGTCCATGCCGAACTTGTTGGCGTATGCCTTAAGAATTGGACCGTCGAATGGCATGTTATGTGCAGCGACGATGGGGCTGTCGCCCATGAAATCGAAGATTTGCTTGAACGCATCTTCTTGCGACATCTGCTCAGCAAGGAACTCGTCAGAGATGGGGTCGCCGTTGGAATCCTTGAGCTTGTCTTCAGGAGCCTTATCCTGATTCCAACTATCGAGCGGTTGCTCAGGGTTCATAAAGAGAGCGAGTTGGTCTACGACCTCGCCGTTCTGGGTCTTGATAATCGCAACCTGAATCGGGCTGGGGCTCTCAAAACCACCAGTGGACTCAAAGTCGATGTGGAAAACCTCTTCTTGGTCGAGGAGTTCCTTGAACTTCTTGGGGTCTCCATCTGCATCGGCAATAAGTTTCTTGAGGCCCTCGCCAACAAATGAAGGCTGAACGGGCATAATGTTGCCAAGACGAATATCTGCCTCGGTTAGGTCAACCGGTGGCTCGTAGTTTTGAGCGGAGGCTTCCTTAGCATCGTCAAACGCCTTCTTCTTTTCGTCATAGTCAGGGTCTCCCTCGCTAGGACGTTGAAGTTCGGGGAGGTCTCCAGATGCAGGAGCTTCTGCACCACGGATAAAGGAAATTCTAGTTTTACCGCCCCAGCTCTTTTGCTGCTTCGTGTGACCGGGGTAGTAGCCATCAACAACAGCGTTTCCGTCTTCGTCAATCGAAACACCTTCGACAACAAAGAATTCGTATCCGTCACGAAGCCTCTTGAAGGTGATGTCCCCGGGTTGGAGTTTTACGGAAGGGGTCTTGTTTACACCAATGGAGTTGTTGATGGTGTAGTCAGGAGCGGCTGCTTCTGTCTGCCAGTCTTCGACATCTTCTGGCGGAGACCACATACCCTTAGCGGTCTCCATTGACTGGTTGTATTCATCCCAATCGGCTTCGTACTTCTCTTTGGCCTCTGGGTCAACAGGCTGATAAGAGCCATACTCGTAGCCGTCAGGGGATGGCTTGACCTTGCCGTAGTCCTTTGCGAACGGCTTACTCAGTTCAGGCAGGTCGCCCTTCTCAGGAGGAGTGACATTGCGGTAGACATCAATGCCGGTGTTGTTCTTCCACAGTTTGGTCTTCTGAGTCTGGTGGCCCGGGTAGTAACCGGTGACCCACGACTTACCGGGGAACTCAGACGGCTCAACGTCTTCAACGGTGAAGAAGTCGTTGGCTGTTACATCTCCGGGCTTGAGGTCGGTGGTGTTTGCTCGAAGCTTTGCAGGTCCGTCTGGCTCTCCGGTTTTGTACTCGTCTGGGGCCTTAGGTCCTCCGGGGGGCGGGGATTGAATCGCTGGCGCTTCAGCTTCCCCCTCGGCAGGTGCGCCCTCTTCCGGCGCTTCCTCGGGACCGGGTTCTCCTTCGGGTTCTGTAGCAGGGGTTTCTCCTTCTCCTTCTAGGGCCTCATCAACCTCGTCTGGAGTCAGTGCGTCATCTGCTTGTCCTTCTTCACCCTCGTTGTAGATGTCGTTTGCGAGAGTGGCTGTGTCTACACCTTGCAACTGGAGAGCATCACGAATGGCTTCGCCGGGGACATACCCGACATACTCTTCGCCCTCGGGGGTCTCCATTCCAAGAATTCCATAACCGGGCATTTCGTTACCGGGCTCAAGGGCACGACGGAATTCGTTTTTAAGACCCTCTGTCTCATAGTTGTTCGCAATGTCAACCGGGTTCATCGAGAAGCCCTCTGGGGCACCCTCGGGTAGAACTGCTGACTCTACGTCGAATGGGTCTGAGCTAAGCGCCGTGTAACCCTCGGGAACGTCTTCTTCAACAAGACCGGGGTTCTCAGGCAGGTAAGGCTTGTAGTCTCCTGTCTCAAGGAACTCTGCCTTCTCGTCCTCAGTGAGCCCTTCAATTAGAGGCGGGGCTTCCTTGGGCTCAGGAAGTTTTTCAAGAGCAGGCTCTAGGTCCCCACCCAACTCTTCTTTGACCTCATCTGAGACCTCTGGAACCTCTACGCCTTCGGGTGCCTGAGCATCCCCTCCATCAGCGCTGTCATAAAGGTCTCGGAGAAATGCTTCGGCATCTTCGCCCTGCTCTTTAAGCGCCGAGTAAAGAGCGTCAGCGGGGACACCCTCGTCTCCCTCTTCGAATGGGAGGAATCCAAATCCGGTACCCGGGTCATCGGGGGTTCCTTCGACAGCTTCTTTAATTGCTTCTTTGAGTTCGTTTGCGTCATATTTTTGTGCAAGCTCTGCTGGGTCATCTGTAAAGTCAGGAGACTGTTGCCCGTCAGCCGGTCCTTCGGGAATGTATGGAAGTTCTGTTTCTACTTCATAGAAACCTTCGGGAACAGATGGTAGCTCGGTTGGAGCCTCTGCATCTGCTTCTGGTGCCTCTACTTCTGCATCTGGCTCACCCTCGGGAAGAGTTGCTTTTACCTTGGGGGCTTTCCCAGAAGATGTCTTCTTCGGGTCAACCATGTCGCCGGTCTCGTACTTAGGCTCATCCTGACGAATGAAGTCAAGAGCGTCGGCCCACGACTGCGTTGCAGCGAATGTCTTGTCCTTGCCATCACGGCGGGAGACGAAGTAGACGGGAAGGTCTGGGTCAAGCCAGTTATTCTTGTTCTTGCCGATGGTGACAATGTTTTGACCTTCTTCTTCTTTTTGCTGAGCAATCTCGAAGAGGTCTCTGGACTTGGCGTTGGGAAAGTCGAACTTCAGAACATCGTAAGCATCATCGGTGTACATGGTGCCGTGGCTGAGGTTTGTTCCGTAGGTTTCGAGGTCTCCCTCATCTGGTGACCAGTCTGGGTCTACGTTGAAACCTTCTGGTGCATCAACAAACTCAAGGTCTGCCAAGTCAATGATGGGGTCGCCAGTTTTGTAGCTAGCTGGACTCTTGGAAAAACCATCCTTAGTTTGCTTACTGGGGATGAGTGCTTTGATGCCTTCAACAGACTTGGCAGGAAGACGAACAATTTTTCCGTCTGGCAGTTCCATGTCGAAGGTGTCACCAGCAATACCTTGAACCAGAGTCCGTCCAGTCAAAGTGCGAACAGCCTTGTTCGCCATGCGAATGAGTGCACGAAGACCGCCGCCCATCTCAGCAAAGCGACCCTTGCGGTCACGGCGCTGGAGCATCGCACGGGCACGACGGGCCATCGAAGAGTTGCCGTCACCGAGAGCAGCAACGAGTGCGTACTGAGGAACGGTGCCCTGTGGCATTGCCTCAAGACGGGCGATGGCGTACTCGTACTCGGTTGTTGCGGGGTGCGCAGTTAGCGCAGACGCAAGAAGCGTGCGAACGGTGTAGTCGGTAATCCGTGGGTCATCCAAAACCCAGCGGGAGCGGTACTCGAAAAGCTGAGCGCCGGAAAGCTCGTGGTCACGGGTGGACCGTGGGTGTGCGATAGGTAGAAGGTCAACGTAGTCAAGTGCGTTACCTGAAATACGGTTTCTCTGAAGAAGTGCGGTGTAGCTGGAAAGCTCGTTTATCGCACGGTAATGACGAACAGAGTAAGGCTCGTCTGCGTTGCTTTTTAGCGAGCGGGTCGCAATCTCTTTGGCAACACCTGCGGTGACAACACGGGTACCCGAGAAGTCAGCGTTGTATTCCCGTGCGGCAGCGACAACATCCTTGATGATGTTCTCGTTCTGCTCCTCGAAGGAGATGCGCCGGGAAGACGGCCTGACGGGTGGCTTACTCATTACTCAGATACCTCTCGCTTTGGCAGAAGGTCTGCATCAAGACTGTCGTAAGTCATAGTGGCAAGATGACGAACACGGGTGAAGGGGTCTTCGTTGTTGCGGACTGCACGAAGCCAGCTCGCACGGAAAGCGGGCTCTGCTTCATAACCAAGACCGGCAAACTCGCACATGTCAAGGATGACATCTTCGGGGGACTCGTAGTCGTCAAAAGAGTCCTTGATTTCGACAGACAGCTGGCTCATTGCGTAAGCATCGGCAAGAAGAAGGTCCATGGACTTGGGGTCCCGAACTGGAACCTGCGAGATGTCAACAACGCCTTCGGGGATGACAGCGAAACGGCACTTGCCGTCGGGGTGAACGTCAAGGGCAATAATCTTGCACTCGTCTCCACCTTGGTAGAAGACGCAGTTTGAGCACTTGACTCCGATGTCCTTGACATCATTCTCTTCGGGTGTGCTGTAGCCAGCCCACACTCCGTCGCCGTCTTGGTCGAACTTTCCGTACTTGCTGGTGATGTAGTCCAGAGCCTCAGCGAGTGCTTGCTCTTCGGGAATCAGCCCAGAAGCGGTAAGAGCCTGAGCCATGGCGCTCGACTTCTTCTTGGTCGAACGTGGGTGTCCCGCAGGGAGCAAATCGTTGTCTGTGGTGTACGAAGACTTGGACGGCTTGCCAGACTTCAGCAGACGGAGGAACGCATTGACACGACCCATCGCCCACTGGTTGCGAGTCATTCCCGGTCGATGCGATACAGAATAAGCACCAGCACCACGCCGATATACCGCCTTGAGCATACCAAGAGTTGCTCGTCGTCCCTTCGAAGCAGTTTTGTTATGGGTCTCGACCTTTTTGCGTAGAGAGGTTTCGACCTTCTTGCTGAATGTAACTTTTCCTCCACCGGAAGCCGAACCTTTCTTGTTCTTGGACGAACCCTTGATTTGGTCCTTCTTCGGAGCGGGGGTCTGAGCCTTGGTGCGCTTCTTGGCAGCAGCAGTTACTGACTCTTCTTCCTTAGCCTCCGCCTCGGCGGGGGATTCTTCTCCAGCTGCTTCTTTCTCTTCCGTGACTGGGCCTCCTGATACCCAAGCCCTGCAAGTACGAGCGCTGGCGCACTTAAAATCAAAAGCTTCGCAATAACCGAGTTCCCCTGCTGCGTCGATTGAGTCAAAATCATCAGGGCGGTCACCGGTAAGTCCACTCGAAATACACTCCTTCATCGAAGGGGTAACCACGAACACTGCGCAATTACCGCAACGTTGTTTCTTGGCCTCCTCTACTTCGACGCCCCACTCACCAGCAAGTTCCTGCCAGTACTCGTCGTTGGGCTCTTCGGGGTTAAGAGGGCCGTACATGGCCTTGTCAATTGCGTTCTTGCGATTGGCAAGGTTGAGTTCAATGTCCTGAGTAGCAGGTG